TCTACATCGGCAGCAGAGAGAAGGTCGCCCGCACTACCCTCAGTTAGCGTGGCACTGGCGATAGTCCAGCCACTGCCCTGCAGTCCCTTATTGGTAGCAGAGGAAATAGCAAGTTGGTCTGCGTTCCCAAACGAGCACTGGAACTCATAGCCCGCGCTGGACTCCCAGAACTTTGGGTCCACCACAACCCCCTCGCGCTTGAGGGACGGCCATCGCTCGGTCACGGCAATCATGAGTACCAGATCCTGACCCACGCGATGCCGAAGCGGTTTGTTGTCGTGGTAATTGCCTTGAAGCACAGCGGCCAGATGTCGGTCTCAGTCGTAATGGTTCCTTGGCTCGCGCCATCGATGAACCACTCTGTGGTTGTTGCGCCGACTTCGATCTTGAAGAGGTGCCAACTTCCATCGTCGAGCGCGCCAGTATCGGTACCGTTATCGCTCTTCAGTATCCAGTTGGTCCCATCGCAGACAATCGCCGCTCCGCTGTTGACGGCGGTAGCGTCTGTCACGGAAGGCCCAGTGAACCCGAAGAAGGAGCCATTTTCGTTTGCGGTCGCGGTCGTCCACTGCGCGTAGACCTCGCAGGAGAGTTTCGTTGGCGGGTAGCCAAGGTAGCGCGCTGCCACCAGTCCGTGGTCGTACGAGCCGAAGATTCGCGGGCTCACCAGCGCGTCGGCTGCTGCGTTGAATATCACGCGGGTGGGATCAATGTCCGCTGACGAGAGAAAGTCTCCCGCGCTACCTTCGGTGACGCTCAGTGCCGTCGCGACCCATCCGTAGCCCGAGAGCCCGTCGTTGCTCGCGGACATAGTGGTGATGATGTCCGCATGGCCCGGCACGAACCAGAATTCGTAGCCCCACGAACTCTCCCACTACCGCGGGTCTGTGATGATGCCACCGAGGTCTTCCTGGAAGTTCATCATGAGTAGAAAACCCTCCCCCACGCGACAGAGATTCGATTAGTCCCAGCGACAGAGCAAAACAAGCCGAACCCCACGGGCCAGTCATCTGTTGCCGTGTTAAACGTTCCCTGCGATACGTTATCGATGAACCATTCGCAGGTTGTCGCATTCACCTCGATCTTCCACACGTGCCACGCGTTATCGACCGCCGCGCCGGTGCTAGTGCTTGCCCCAACCCCCTGAAAATTGGTCCCGTTGGATACAATCCGAGGGCCAGACGACGCGAATCCGATATAGGTGGTTTCGTTCGCGCTTGCAACAGTAAATGCTGCATATGTTTCCACCGTGAGCTTGGTCGGGAAATACCCCAGAAACCGCGACGCTTGAAGTGCGTGAGCGTACGACCCAAATATTAGTGAACATCTGAACTGATCAGAGGCTGCATCAGTGACAAATCGCGTCGGATCAACATCAGCCGACGATAAAAAATCGCCAGCGCTCCCCTCGGTTGTGGCTATTGATGTAACAGTCCACCCGTACCCTGGCAGCCCGTCATTAGTTGCAGAGAGCGCGGCTGCCATATCCGCGTTTCCTGCTTTGAACTGGAACTCATACCCAGCACTCGTCACCCAGAATCGCGGGTCGCGAATGATCCCGTTCTTCCTCGCCTGTGGCACTACCGCACTCATCAGGAATTATAAATGTCAATGTAGCTGACATTCCCCGTACCACTTGCCGTGATGGCCTGGATGAGCGCCGTGGTCGTGAGTTCGATACTCGCGCCCACCGGCAGCAGGAACCCGTTCGCGGTCGTCACCGTCGCCGCGCCAATCCAGACGGCCACGCTCCCGACGTTCTGGAAGATGACCGACCGCCGCTCGGTGTTCGCCGCCAGCAGGGTCGCTGCCGTAGAAGTTGGGGCCACCTGCCCGTTCGCGTACGTGGTCCCACCGATGTCGTAAACCACCTGGACGTGAACCGACGACCGATCATCCGTCTTAATCGTCGTCCCGCTCCCCGCAGTTATTGCTACTCCGTCAGCCACTAGGTCACCTCCACCAGTCGTAGCTCTTGCACTTGATACAGATCACCGGCTTCGCAGCCCCGCGCGGCGTCCACCGGTGCCCACAGCGCAGGCACATGTACGGCACGGGATGGGCCGCCTTCCCATCCCGCCGTACCTGCGACATCTCCGCTGCCGCTCCAGGTCTTCCGCACCGGGGCTAACCCTCGGACATCGTGATCGTGAACGCAGAAATCGCCACGATAGAGCCGCTCGTGATGCTTACCGTGTTCATGATCAGGTCCGCGCTCGACGTGCCGACGCTGCCGTCCGCGATGGTCGTGCCGCCCGACTGCGTGAGCATCCGGAACCAGCTCGCCGTCCCGGTCGCGTTCGCCGAAGAGTCCGACGTGATGCTGTTCGCCGTGATGAGCGCGCCCGGGTTGGCGTCGGTGGCCGCGCCGAACGACGTGCCGGACATCGTGAGTTCGGCCAGCAGCACCTGCGCGCCGACGGCAGTGTCCGCGTCCGCCGCCTGCGTGCCGTCGTAGATGCGAATGATTGCCGCCGTGCCCGCATCGAGCGCAGCCGTGAATGCGTCGGCCATATCCTGTGCGACCGCGTTGGTGATGTTGAAATTGTTCGCCATTTAGGCTGCTCCCATCCGCATGACGCCGGTGATGTTCTGGGGCGGGTGCGCCGCCACGATGAACATGTCCGCTTCGATGCGGCCGGCTGAGTTGTTCGCCTGTCGGCATACCGATACGAGGGCCACGAGTTCGCCCAGCGCCTTGCCCTCGAAGAACGCCGCCCGGTCTGGGCGCATTGCGAAATACTCCTTCGCCATCTGGACAGCGCGGGTGCGGTCCTTCGTGGCGTTGCTCGCCGTCCACTCGGCGTCGAACTCGAAGAGCGGGTCACTCACCGGCCCCACCCCCGAAGCTCGAGCGCGGATCCAGCTTGAGCGCTCCCAGGAGCGCCACCAGCGTCGTCGAGAACGACACCATGCCCGTGCCGATGATGATCTTGGTGCTCGATTCCGCCATCAGGGGAACCGCCATCGCGCCCGCCATCGAGGCGATCGTGATGAGGATGGTTGCGATTGCTTCGCGGGTGCTCATGGTTCCTATCCTTTCGGGAGCGCGTTGACGAGCGCCTGGATCGCCTTTTCGATACCGGTGAGCCGGTTGGACAGCGCCTCGTCGCGAGCCTTATTCGCGAGCCGCTCGTCGGCAACGATGGTGTTGAGGTTGTTGAGGCTTGCCGCGATGTACTGCACCTCGACCGTCGCCGAACCGGGAACGTCTGGCACGTCCACCGGCAGCCCGCGCAGCCCGAGGATCGGGTCGCCCGTGATGTCGATGTTCCGCGGGAAGTCCGGCGATTCGCTCGCCTGCACATGCAGATGTGGCCCGGTGACGAAGCCGGTGGCACCGCTCTTCGCGATGAGTTGCCCCGGCGGTACCGTCTCGCCGACCGTCACGAGGACCGCCGACAGGTGCCCGTAGAGGTAGTACCAGGGAGTCCCAATCACATCCATCACGATGCAGATGCCGAACGACCCATCGCCCCAGCCGTCGCCGGGGCGGTGGACCGCGTGGACCTTCGCCGTGATGGTCGCCGAGACCACATCGGTCCCGCCGGGGCAGTTGAAGTCCACGCCGAGATGCGGGCGCTCAGGCGTCCACACGTCCGTGGTCTGGAGGTATTCGCCCGAGATGCCGAACCGGGCAGGCACAGGCCGGACTACGGAGATAGCCATCAGCGATACCCTCCCGGCCCGCGCAGGAACACCCCGAGCACGATCGTCACGCACGCCACCAGCCACCCGAGCCCGAAACAAACCACCTCGCGCACGCTCATGAGTGCCCCCCGTGGCGGATTTTCCAGTAATGGCAACCGACCGCGATGAATACGGCCCCAACGATGGTCGGGATAATGCGCACCACGAACGTGCCTAGCTCGGCGATGCCGGTGCTCTGGATGCTGTCGATGTTCTGTGTGATGAACACCAGAAACGCGGCGTTGACGAACATGGCGAACCCGGCCACCCCCAGCCCCACGAGCATCCAGCGCCCGCCGTTGGCCGCAGATATAGGGATAACCGACGTAAGCATCGATACCCCGCTAACGCCTAGCCCGATCCACGAAATCAATCGAAGGACCTCGATCTCGGTCATTTTCGCCCGCTCTTTCGTTGTTCCATGCGGTCAGCGTCCTCGCGGATGGCCTGGACGAGCGCCCGCATTTCGCGCAGCACGTCGTTGAGACGCTGGGTGTCCTCTTCGAGTTCGCCCGGCGCCGGCGCATCCTTCGCGATGCTCGGCAGTAGGAACGCTTTCATGCGCTCAACCGCTCGCAGCATTGCGATGGTCCATGCGTTCGAGTTGTCGAAGGATGGTAGCCAGGTCCCGGCGTATTTCATGGTTGGCCTCCCCCATTGCCCGAACGACGGTGATGACCTCAGCCGAAGAAGTGGCCGCGTCGCGGACTGCATCCCACGCTTCTTTCGAGGTCGCGCGTTCGCGTTCGATTGCCGCGTTCTGCCACTTCCACAGCGCCGCGACGGCAGCAGCAAGCGGTCCGAGGACCGCCCCGACGTAAACGACAGGTATGTCACCGGCGAGCAGGAACACGGGCTCGAAGGGCTGCATCGGCAAGTCATCGCCCCCTTCCGTCCGGCCGCCGCACAATCGCGGTCACTACCTCGAACCCGTCTCCCGGGCAGGCCGTGGACATCTGCACAAGGTCGAACCCCTGCTCTCGAACGTTCACCATCGCCTGCAGGAACGTGTCCCACGTCGGGCGCGGCGGCGGCTTGCTTTGCGGGTCTGGCATAGGTGTCCTCACAATCCCTGCGCATAGAAGTTGTCTAATTCCACTGTGCTCCGGCCGTCGCAATACATGCCGACCTTGGTGTCTGAAGAGTTGTGGCTGTTGGAAATGTCAAAAACGAGCTTTCGATCAAGCCATCCGCGCATTCGGTTGCCCTGTACGACAATCCGCAGTTCGGCTGTATCCGTAACAGTCCACGCCCCCGATGCCTGAGTCGATGGAATCCCGTTTACGTTCGCAATCGACCAGATATTTGACCCCGTGCGATTGATTGTGAACCGCACGGAATCGAGGGTAGAGGCGTACCGGAACACAATTCCGGCAATAACTGATGTGTCCGCTGTTAGTCCGCTAAGCGACAACTCGGCGACGAAGTTGCTCACCCCGAGATCGAAAGTGGTAACGCCAAGGGCTGTCGATGTTGGCCGTGCTTTATTGCTGGAGATCTCCCACGCGCCATCGTTTATGACCCACGTATCCCCCGTCGGCGTTTTCCCGAGCGACCCGTCCGCCCGGTTGAAGTCATCCCACGCGATGTTGTCGAGGTCGCGGAAATTGAGGCTCGGCTTGAGCAGCGCCACCGTCTCCGGGGCGCTCCCGATCGTGGTCCGCTGCGACAACCCGATAACCCGATACCAGTCATCCACATACGCCGCCCGGCTTGGGCCCACGCTCGTGTCCTGGTACGCGATCAATTGGTAGAGTTCGGCCGCGATCATGGCGTCCCGCGAGGCGTCGTCCTTCCACGGGAACGTGAGTTCGAGCAACTCCTCCGGGTAGCGCGCGATCCTCAACATCTGCTGCGCGTAGTCGCGCGCCTTCGTCGAATCCGAAACCCACGGCAGGTTGTAGGTGCGCCTTTGCCCGCCCTTCACGCCGGGAATCGCGAGTTCCGCCGTCCACGTCTCCGCGCGCTTGTTCACGCCAACCTGCGTCTCGAAGTAAATCGTCATCTTCACGTGGTCCACCGAGTAGGTGTCCGCGAGCGCCGCCGAGAAATACAGCGCGACGCCGAAGCCCGAGTTGTTCACGGTCTCGGGCGTGAGCGTGGTGCCCCAGACGTCATCCGAAGCGCCGAGAATCTTGTAGGCTTCGGTCGTGCCCACCACCACGGTGCGCGTCACGGTCGTCTCGACCGTGCCCGCCTTCACGATGCGCGCCGAAATCACCTGCGTGGTCTGCACCGCCGCCTTGCACTCGACCTCGAAGGCGACGCCATTGATGGTGGCGTTCGAGGGCACGCCAGCGCCGAACGCGTTTACGAGCAGGTAGTTCGAAGTCTGCCCGCCCGTGAGCACCGCGGTCGCGTAGCTGTTGTTCGTGCTCGTCACGTTCGTCGGGTTCGACCACGCCACCGAGCCGACGCTCGTGTCGTTCGCCCCAGTCGGCGCCGAGAGCAGCGCGGTCCCGGGCGAAGTGCCTGAGCCGTCGAGAATCGGAACGGCCCTGACGATGAATTTGGTCAGGTAGACGACGGATGCGCTCGTATTGGTAATGGTGTAGGAATACGCGGTCCCGCTCGCGTTCAGGGTGAACGTTACGGTCACGTTCGCCGTCACGTCGCTGCCCGTACCATCGGATGCACTGTTCGCCACGTAATCCAGGTACGCAGTGCTCGCAGGCACGCCCTGAATTCCGAGAACCCCCTTACTGTTCACAGAAACGACGGTCGGCCCGAGGCTCTGATTCGCGGGGACCGTGATGGTCTTAAACAGGTAGGTCGAGCCGTACGGGCCCTGCGTGCCCAACTTGGCCTGGTAGACGATCGTCCCGCCGGCGCCGAGTTCGACCGTGCGCGTGATGACGTCCACCGTGTCGGCCATCCGGTCGCGCACAATCGGGCGAATCCGGCTCGGGAACACCTTCGGGCTGGCCGCGTTGTCGTCGCCCCACGTCGCATCGGCGGTGCCATGCAGCAGCCCATCGCGCGGAGTGAACTGGATAACGCCCGTCTTCTTCTCGTAGATGACGCCGCCCATATCGCTCGCCACGAGGTCTTTGATCACCTGCCCCGCCGGTTCGCGGTCGGCGAAGAACAACGCGATCGCCTGGTCGCTGTCCGTGACCACGTAGTCCGTCGTGACCGTCAGCCCGAGGTTCGTGAACACCGCCGCGAGCGCGCCATCGACGTCGTACGAACTGGACGCCGCAACCGTCACCTCGTCGTCCGCGAGCACCGAGAGCAGCCCGTCCGCCCGGAACGTGATCCAGCTCGCATCCTCGGCGCCGACCGCCTCGTAGACCGGCCCGTCATACTCCGTGATGTAGCCACCGAAGAACGTGGTGGTGCCGCTGCGGGTCACCCGGATGCGCGCCGGCACGCGTTCGTTCATGAGGCCGTAGACGCTGCCGCTCGAATAGTTCCGGTTCCATGCCCCGCCGTGGTTGCGCAGCGAAAACGACATCGTGCCCGAGCGGAACCCGCCATCGCCCGAGGCCGCGCCGTTGTCCACATCCAGCCCGTTGCCGATGCCATCGAGGTCGGCCGTGTAATCGTCGTATGTCCCGTTCTTGTCGAAGTCAATCTCAATCGCCCACGTCGCAGCAGCCATCTAGCCACCCCCCCGCTTGTCGTCCTGGCGCAACGCCTCGCGAATCTGCGGCGCGTACCGCAGGAACGACTGCGAATCCATCGCGTTCACGTTGACAATGACCGTCTTCTCGCCGCCCGAACTCGACCGCCGGCTCGCGACCGCCCACTCGCCGCCCTCTGCCGAACCCGGCTTGCTCTGCCAGTAGCGCGTCCCGCCGCCGACCATCGCGTTCGGGTGCCACGGGTCGATCCCCGGCGCATCCAGACCCGTCGAACCGTAGCTCTTCGAGAAATCGTGGATGCTCATGTCCTGCCCGTAGTTGTAGAAGCGGTCCGAAATCGCGCCGTGCCCGAGCGTGTTCTGCCGCATCCGCGCCGCGATCGCCTGGTCCTGCAGAATCCCCATGTACCCGGCCATGTACGCGCCCGTGACGCCCATCGTGCCGCCCCGGCTCGTGCCATCCTCCGACCCGCCGATCGTGTGGATGCCGCCGGTAATCCACGGGCCCTTGACCGCCTGCGCGCGCGACTGGTAGGCGATGGCGTCGAGTCGGTCCCGCTCGGTCCGCCACGTGCCATCCGCGTTCGTCGCCAGTTCGTCGCTCAGCAGCCGCCGCCACTTCCCGTCGCTCCCCTGGTAGACCGTCAGCCCGCCGTTCGCCTGGATGGCGTCCGTGCCCAGCTCTCCCGTCGCGGGGTTCCACGTCGCATCGGTGCCCGGCATGTTGGTCGCGCCATTGACGAAGGTCTCGGTGTTCGGGTCCCAATAGACGTTGTTGCCAACCGACACAAGCGGCAGCTTCGCCGGGCCCGGAGGCGGTGCTGTACCCAGCCTCACCGGATCGTAAATTCCGGGATTAGAAGCGGTCGGCTTCGCTGGCTTCGGCCCCGCGCTCGTAAGCCCCGGCGGCGGCGACCCCGTCCCCGTTTTTGTTCCCAGGTTCGTGCCATCCCATATGAAATTGTCACCCCAGAAGTATCCGTTCGCATCGGTCGCGCCCTTCGCTCCCGCGCCAACCATCTCGCTCGCGGCCTTGCCCACCAGCGGCTCCGACTCCTTGAGGCCCAGCGCATACCCCTCGCCCGCCCACCGCCCGAGCCGCAGGTACTTGAGTGCAGGCGAACGCGACTCTTGCGCCGCAGCCGCAGAGCCTAGCGCCGCGCGCACCATGTTCCACGCCTCGGTCGCTACGTCGTCCACCTTCGCCCGAATGCCCGCCGCCATGCCGTCTCCCGCCGAATTGCCCAGCCCTTCGCCCGCGGTGAATACCGCATCGCCCCATCCAGCGATGGTGGTGACCGCACCTTCGCCGAGCGCCGCGCCGCCCTCTTCGCCCGCCGTCTTCATCGCAGGCCGCAACGTCGCCCCCACCGCCGGAGCAATCGTCTCGATGTGCGAGATGATCGCTTCCTTCTTCGCCGGGTCCGTGATGCCATCGACGAACGCCTTCATGGCCTCGGGCGACTTCTCCCCGATCGTCATGAGCGCCGCCACGACCGTCGGGATGTCTCCCGTCGCGAGCGCACCCATCGCCTGCCCGACTTCGCCCATCGCCTCGATCTGGTCCTCGGACGAGCCAATCGTGGTCTGGATGGCGTCGTCGATGTTGAGCACCGCGCCCGAGACCATCCCGGCAGGCCCGGACAGCTTCTCCATCTCGCCCATCAACGTGCCGTAGGCGTCTTCGTTCTCCGCCATCGCCGCGCTGCTGTCTTCGATAGCCTTGATCTGGTCCTTCATCTGGCCGGTGGTCATCCCCAACCGTTCGCTGTAGTCGCCGCCCGCGCGCGTCACGTCCGCCAGTTCGTCCTTGAGGATGGCAAGGTTGATGTTGTTGATCGCCATCTGCGGGTCGAGCGAACCGAACCGCCCCGCGAGAATGTCCAACCGCGCGCCCAACTCGTCCGCCCACTTCGCGCCCTCTTCCAGCCCGGCCCGGAAGTCGTCGAGCGCCGTCGTCGCCGGGGGAGCCGTGTCTGCTACCGCCGTGAAGGCCGGAGCCGCGCCGTTGATAAACGCTTCACTCGCGTCCCATGCAGCGTCCCCGAGCGCTGCCGTCTTCTCTTCCAGCCCCACGGTCTCGTCGAAAATGCGCTTGAGTTCCGGTGGTAACGCCTGCGATGCGCGATAGAGCTCCGTGGTGCTCGCGCCAGCCGTGAGCATCGCTTCGCCAGTCGCCCGTACCCGCTCCTCATAGAGCTTGAATTTGTCCACGCCATCAGAGAGGCCGACGTTGAAGCCGAACAGCCGCGCATCCGACCCGCCGATGTAGTTGGCGAACATGTTGACGTTGTTGCCCGCCGCGACCGCCTCTATCCCGAAGATCTCCGCGTCGGCCGCCAGTTGCTTCATGAGCATTTCCACCGGGTCCGCCGACATCGCCAGCCCGTCGAGCGCCATGTCGATCTCTCGGATGGCCCGCGCCTGCGCCTCGGCCCGCCCAACATCGCCGAACACACGGTCGATCAATCCCGCGCCCGTGGTCTTCGTCAGCAGCAGGTCCACGCCCACCGCCAGCGCCGTAACGCCAACCGCCAGCCCGCCGACGCCAATCTGGGCCCGCCCGGCGCCCGTGGACAGCAGGCTCGCCATTGAGGCCAGCTTCGATATCCCGGCAGCCGCCGCCGGCGCCGAAATCGCCAGTGCAGCGCCCGCCAGCGCCAATCCCTGGGTACTCTCTGGCAGCCCCGCGAACCCGTTGAGCATCGCCACGCCCGCATCGGCCGCGCCCGTCATCGCGGGCAGCGCCTTCTCCCCGAGCGAGATCGCCAGCGTCTCCGCCGACCCCTTGAACTCCTCGAACGCCCCTTTCGCGTTGTTCATCCGGGTCGCCGCGATGTCCGCCGCGTTCGTGTTCGAGAGGATGTCGTTGACGCGCGTGGCCGCTTCGCCCGCGCCGTCCATCATCGACGCCGCCGTGCGGTAGGCGTCGTTCCCAAAGATCACCTTGAGCGCCGCAACCTGCTCGGCCTCGCCCAGGATCCCGACCTTATCGGACAGCTCCTGCGCGATGTCCGCCGTGCCCTTGAGCGCGCCGGACTGGTCGCGGAATTGCAGGTTCAGCTCGGCGATCTTGTCCTTCGCCTTGTCTGTGCTGCCGTCCAGCCCGAGCAGGAACGTCTTATAGCTGGTGCCCGCGTCCGAACCACTGGCGAAGCTGCTCGCGCTCATCGCGATGGCCGTCGAGAAGTCCTCGAACGACACTTCCATCTGCGCGGCGACGCCGCCCGCCTGTGCAATCGCCTGCGACATATCATCGACGCCGAACCGGGACGCATTCGCCGCACCCGCGAGCCGGTTCACCACGTCGTTCGTGCTGATCTGTGTGTTCTTCCAGACGTCCATGACCGTGGCGATGGTCTTGCCCGAATCCGCCAGCCCGTAGTTCCCGGCCGCCGCGAGGTCCACTGCCGCGCGCGCTTCCCCACCGAGAATCTGCGTCACCGACCGGCCGCCCGCCGCGAGTTCTTCCATCGCCGCAGCCGCATCGCGTGCCGAGAACGCCGTGTCCGCGCCGATGTCCTTGCCGAGGTCTTTGAGCTTGGTCAGTTCGGCGCCCGTCGCGCCCGAGACCGCCGCCACCTGCGACATCGAGTGCTCGAAATCGGCCGCCGTCTTGATCGCCATCCCGCCGATCGCGAGGATGCCCACCGACGCCAGCGCCGACGCCTTCACCAGCCCATCGCTCAGGTTCTTCGCCGCCGCCGCCTGCTTCTTGTCGAAGTCCTCGACCCCGCTGCCCGCCGTCGCCGCACTCCGCCCCAGCGCATCCAGGTCCGCGCTCGCCGCCTTGAGGCCCGAGTTGTCGTTGGTCGTTTTGACCGCGAGGTTAATCGTCCCTCCAGCCATCAGGCGGCCCCCTCAGTCAGCGGCAGCGCTTCCTGCTCCAGGCGACGAGCAGCGATCTCGCAATACCGCTCCTCTATTTCGATGCCGATGGCGCGCCGCCCCAATCGGGCAGCAGCGACGAGTGCTGTTCCTCCGCCCATGAACGGGTCGAGCACATCCCCGCCAAACGCATCCATGCAAAAAACTGCAAACGCCACGGGAAAAGGAGCCGGATGGCTTCCGTTGTTACGAGCCATCTCGCGATTAATCCGAATGACGCTATCCGGCACTTTGTGTGATTGGACAGGCCGCCCTTCATGGCTTTTTTTGTGCAGAGACCCGTCTGCCTTCCGAACCGTGCCATTTTGAAGCCTGCCCGCGTCCTTGCACGGGATTGTCTTGTTCGGACGCTTTGCCGCGCGATTGAAATGAAATACCCATTCATGAGACGGAGCCATACGCCCGTTCCAATCGCCCGTAAGCCCGAACCCTTGGTCCCAGACGTACCAGCCGAAAAGTCGGAATCCGTAGGCCCTCATCACAGGCGGGAGAGCGTCCCAGTACGTGATTACTTCGCCGTCCTTGTGCACCAAACCGAGATTGACGAGGATTTGCCCGTCATCCGTCACGTTCACATTAGCCAGTGCACGTGGAACAACTTGCTCCCATACAAACTCCCCAGGCTTGAAGCCGTAATGCCGCTGCTGTGCGTACGGTGGGGAAGTGATCACGAGGTCCACTCTCGGCAGCCCCGGCAGTATCTCGCGACAGTCCCCGTGGAAAATCTGAATCCCCGCGCGTTCGTAATACGGCTTCATCAGGCGGCCTCATCTTTCGCGAGCGCCATCAGCCCGAGCGCGGTCGTCGCCCCGCCGCCAAACACCGTCTCCACGATCGCCAGCCGCACGTTCCGCCCGAAATACTGGAGCCGGAAATTGAGCATCTCCCCGATATCCCGCATCGGCAGAATCCCGCCCGTCACCCGGTCGTAGAACGCGATGCCCAGGTTCGCCAGCGTCTGCTTCGCCTCCGGGGTCCGCCCCGCCAGCGCGATCAGGAACTCCCGCAGCGACTCCTCCGGCGCGACAAGCCCGGAGCACCCGAGCGCGAGCATGAAGTCATCCGGCTCGACGCCCCACGCGAGCGCCAGCGTGCCAGCCTCCGCCAGCACCCCCGCCGGGTCCGCACCCTTCAGGATGCGCTCGATCTCCACCACTGCAGCCTGCTCGGGGGTCATACGAGCGCCAGTACTTCCTGCTCGAGGCGACGAGCAGCAATCTCGCAGTACCGTTCTTCGATCTCGATGCCGATAGCCTTGCGCCCGAGGTCCTTGGCGGCGCGGAGCGTTGTCCCTGAACCCATGAACGGGTCGAGAATGGTTTCGCCTTCAAAGCGATCGACCAGCCACCGCATCGCATCGATAGGCTTCGGGCTTGGATGTGACGGCATGTCGCCGCGGATGCTCACGACGGTCGCATCCTGCTGACAGCGGTAGAGCGATGATCCGGGGCGCGCATAGACGAGCACGGGAATCCAATTCCCGAAGCCCATGAGCCCGCGCGTCATCCCGTTGGCGATGTGAATACTCAACATCCACCGGTACTCGAAGCCGTCGGGGCACGGAACGCTCATCAGGTTGTTGATGCCGGGCATGATGGCGATCGCACTAGAAGGTGAAAGCCCCGTTAGCCAGTCAGTGGGGAACTCGGAATCCCAATCCGCCTTACGGAATCCGTAAGGCGGATCCGTGATGACCACATCCGAGGACACGTCCGGCAGGATCTCCCGGCAGTCCCCGTGATAGATGGTGATTCCGCCGCGTTCGTAGTAAGGCGTGGTCATTCCTCGTCGCCCCCGTCCAACTCCGCCTCGATGCGCGACACAAGCCGGTAGTGCCGGATCAACGAGGCAGGCGCGGCCATCACCGCCGTCGGCAGTTGACCGTATCGCTGGGCAATCGCTTCGATCTCCATCGCCTGCTCCACCTCCTGCGGCATCTGTTCCACGTGCGCCCCGTTCGCCATCCACGCGTCTACGCGCCGTCTAAAGGGGCCTCAACGTTCCAGATGGCCGAGCGCCACGTGTTCATCGTCCAGCGCATCAACGCCGCCGGCGCGAGCCGCGCCCCCGCCTTCGTGGCAGGGATGGACTTGCCCTTCGCGTCTTCGAGGTTCCACTCGATCAGGAACATCTCGGCGAAGATCCCGTACTGCTCGGCGGCCGTCGTCGTCGCCTCGAGTGCGGCGTCGTACTTGTCGATTTCGTCGATGGAAACGTCGAGGCGGCATTTGACTACCGCCCCTGCGAACCGGGTTTTTGAAAAGTCGAGGTTGAGGGTGTTGAATGGCATGTATCCCACGGCGTCGATAACTCCGGCCCGGTAGAGCGCCCGGGCCATGCGCGCTGTCCGGCTGTTAGGCCCAGGTCGGAACGACGGTCGAGTTCAGGACCGCGCCGATGCTGCCCGTGAGCGCCCCGTCGGCGCCAAGCGCCAGCGGGAAGTCCGGGATGATGTACTCGCCCGCGAGCACCTTGCTCTGCACCGTGTAGGTGTGCGTGCGCGTGACGCTGCTGCTCGGCACGGTCGAAAACACCGCGAACGAGCCGGTCGATGCCGTGTCGTTAAAGACATAGGCGTAGTCGAACTTGCCGTCCGCACGCAGGAGCAGCCGCTCCATCGCCGAGTTGTTGATCCCGGACACGTCCTGCATTCCGCGCGGAGTGCTCACCGAAATCGAGAGAATGTCGCCCGACACCGCGCGGGCAGTGCCGCCGCTGTCATCGACCGACAACGTGGCCGAAAGTCCCGAAAGTTTCGCCATTACAACCCCCGTTTCCTGATGGTGATAAGGGAATCGACGCCCTCATCGAGGCGGTAGAAGTACTCATCGAACGACACCGGCCGGACGCCGGTAGCGGTCGCGAATCGAAACGTGCCGTCGCAAAAGCGGCACGGCGCAACGTTGGCGTGCATCCGCCCCTGGTCCGACATCCACGAGTAGACGTTCCGGGGACAGGGGCAGTTCGGGTCCGGGCATCGCTCGGCATCGCCGCACTCCACCCCCTGCGGGTGCTTGAACGGCGCGCCCTCGTCTTCGCCATCTTTGCCGAACGCGAACCACGAACAGCCGAGCTGCTCGCACGAAATGAGCGCCCGGGGCACCGACGACATCGCCGCCTGGAATCCCGTGTCGAGCCTGATGAGCTTCTTTTCCGGCGCCGCGTCGATGTCGATGTGGTAGTGCGGCGGCAGCCCGGCCGCGTTGAACGGCACGAGCCGCACCCCCGGGCCAAGCTGGTACACCTTCGCGCGCGTGGGCATGTCCTTGCGCATCGCAGGCATAACCGACGGGCGCTTGTACGGGAGCACGATGCGCGTCATATCGTCGCCACCGTGTGCTTGTTCATCAGGACGGCGAACGACAGGCCGCTGAACGTCCCCGTCGTGACGGCCCGTACGTAGCGGCGAACCGTCGCGCCCGTTGCCGTCTGGACAATCTCGTTGTCGAGCGCCGCCACCGTGCCGAAGGTCGCCCCCGTCACGTCCGCGAAGCTCGAATCGTCGGCTGAGTCCTGGATCTTGATGGTCGGCGTGCCTGAACCGAGCGCCGTGCAGACGAGGAAGAACGACGCGCCAAACGCAGCGCTCGCCGAAGTGTCCACGCTCGCGCCGTTCGTCGCAGTGCTCTCTGTGCGCAGCCCCGCCGTCAGCATCTGACCGAAGTGCAGCCCGTAGTTGTTCGCCTTGAGGCCAATCGTCGCGATAAGCGAACCATCCGCCCCGTTCGCGAGGTCGTAGCTGCCCTGCTTGGCGACCATCGCCCCGCCTGGCGCACCCACCGAGGCCGCCTGTGCGTAGATAGCCACCACATCCGTCGTCGGCAGCGCCGAGAACACCGCGTGCGAAGCGCCAACCGCGTCGTTGAAGATGGCCGTGAAGTCCATCGTTCCATCGCGCCGCGCGCCTATCCGCTCCATCGC